TTATGCCGCTTCGTCTGAATCAAATTTGCGTTCTTCGATGTCATCTCTGAAATCAAAGAGCATCTGAATTGGACGCTGTTCTTTGTGAAGCGCATTGTACGCCTCAACATCCGTATCTAACTGAAAGCAGTCTCCAACAATTTGTTCGCGGCGCTGGATGAATGCTTTTTGCATGTGCTCCCTTGGAGCGTCTTTCATAATGGCCCAAAAAGTGTATTGAACTCCGCCCTTGGTGACCCGCACAGCGTGATTTACACGATATCTTCGTCCACTGGCATCTGTCGCATACTCTTCCCTCAAAGCCGTGGACATGTCTGATGCAAGTTTGTCCAAAGGGTCTACTTCTGGGATTTCGATCATTCCCTTTGACAGTCCCCATGCCACTGCTTCACGGGACGTAGCCGGCACGGAACCATGCTCGGATTCATACTGGTGCCATATCCGCTGAAGCTGTTCTTTGTACTTTGCCATTGCAACCTCCTCAAAGACTGACCGGGACAGGATCGCCCCAACCGTCTATGGTCGCGGCACCCCGAAGGAAATGCCTGATCTTGACCTTGTGCTTAGTTAACCAATTGTATTTGTTTACATTGTACTGCGAAGCCATCTTGTACTGCAGTTGTCCAACAATGATTCCAGGATGGCGTTGAAGCCGTCGAGCAAGCCCTAAGGTGTCTCGCTCAGCCATGTATGGGTACTTGCGTATCAAGAATGAGTCTAAAGCATCTTGATCCGCGCAGAACTGAGATGCACACATGTTCGCCCGTAATTCTTCCTCCGGAAGATCTTGCGCCCCTGGGTCAAGGTCAACATCGACTCGTTCAGATGTTAGCTCTTCATTCTGCCCATCCTTTTGTCTGAGGTGCTCTAGTTCATGCCTTAGAACGAACCAGAAGTTATCAATTCGGTCGTGCCGACACGTCATACCGATCACTGGAGATTTTACGTCCAGCCAAAAACAAACTCCGTCGATATTCGCTTTTGGCAAAGTCTCAACAACTACAAAACGAACGCCAGCTTCAGCCAGGATACGAGGGACATTCCTAATTTCTTCCGGATCAACCAAAAAGCGTTCCAGATCAGTAAGTAATGAATCCAGTTTCTTTTCGGAGAAATTGGGGACGATCATCTCCTCAGAAATCTGCTTCACACGGAACAACCAAGCCCACTGCAGATGCGTCAATTCATCCGCATAGCTTCCCGACTTCTTTGCGTTGTGGGCCAGACCCGGAACATGGTCGAGTGAGTTTGTTCCAAAGAACCTCATTACTTGTGCTTCAAGCAACGAGATATCCTGGGTATCTTCGAACCAAGCCCGCTTTATCATTTCCCGGATAGGGTACTTTGATTGTAGCTTCGCGCGACGTTCAATCGCGGGATCAGCCGTACGTGCCGTTGAGAGCTCGTAAGCCTTTTGCAGGTTCATGAAATACTCAGCCGAGATCCCAAACGCTTTCGACAAAGACTGAGCCATGTCTGGGCTAATCCCACGTTTCCCAGACATGATGGGATTGATGGCTTGCTCTTTCACACCCAAAATGTAGGCCAGATCGCGCTGAGCCCAACCACGCGCCTCCAATTCGTCACGAATAAACTCCCCTGGATGGGGGACTTCATTTAACAGTGCTGCGATGTTCATAACTTGCCCTCCCTAGTGTGGGTCGCCAATGTAGGTGACTGTTGCTACGGCGCTGGCTCCTTCGCCGGAAACCGTAAAGAAAATCCGATACTGCTTGTTCACACGAACTTGCCTTGTTTCATCGTCGCCTCCCCTGCGAATTTTGTAGTCCAGCCCACCGATGTTGAAGAGATCACTCTCATAAGTTGCTGCCTCGAGCTTCAGCAACGTCTTACGAGCAGCCTTTATCACCGTGACTGGTAGCCCCATTTTTTGGGCCTCATCTGTGCATATCCGCGCCAGATCGTCGTTTGCGAACTTCACTTCCATGCTGACTCTACCTATTCCATGCGGCGAACAACGTCAATACATGACTTAACGCCATGCGTTAAGTTTGGCAAAACCTCTGAAATTTCAATTGATTGACTTTGTCTTTTTTCGAAGCGCAGCTGTCTCAGGAACTTTGGGCTGAAGACATCTCGACGAACGCACTTCTGTTTTCCTCAACCGGTTCGCCATGTCAAAGGTCCGCTTTGGCGGTATCATAGGATCCACGCTGCGGAGCGGCGAATTCACACTTCCCGCCCCCCTCCTGAGGAGACGCCTTTGCTGAGAATCTATGGGATGAGGCGTTCGCTTTGGGTTGAGACCTGTCTTCGCTCAGCGCCAGATCATTCGATCGTCGTTCCATGTCACAACATCAAACAGCATCTGCGGCGACAGACGTTGAGGGTTTGGCAGCCCCAGCGCCGCTGCGCAGATTTCCGAGCAGAACCAGCGGTCTGCGCTGTGGCGACCCAGCGCAAAAACCTGCGACAGGATCAGACCTCGATAGTCGTACCGTGCGCCGATCCGGTCGCGGATGAACCGCACGGCGGAAGACTGTGGATTGATCAATTCGACCAGATCCCAGTGCGCCGGTTTCAGCGTCAGAACCTTTGCACGCACGCCACCATCACGTCCCGACGCTGACAAGCACAGATGCTCGGCGCCGAGTGATGCCGATCCAGCAATGAGTTCAACGTGCGAATACACCCCGCCGGTGACGCGCCGGATCACGCCGTCTTGAAACCGGTGCCAGGGGTTCGACGCACGCCCCTTGTAAAACGCCAGCGTGATCATTGTGGCGCCCCACTGCCTGCAAAACCGGTCTGCAACTGGTCGTACCAATCCGCGCATCGATCGGTGCGCTGGTGTTGGCGGACAAGCGCCGCGTCGGTGCGCAGCAGGGCCACGTCCAGCCGTGTCCCATCCACAACACCGCTGCGCGCAAGGCGGCGGCAATCCTCCGGCAGATCCGGCAAAAGCCGCGTGGCACGCACATCCGCCAGCGTGGCAGCTGCCGCGTTGATCCGGCTCTGGTCAGTTTGCCCGCAGGCGACCAAGAACATCGGGACCGACAGCGCAATCAGCGTTGACTTGGGTCTCACGTTCAAACTCCTCGAGTTCGGATGCCACGCGTTGGGCGTCGGTTTCGGCCAGCGCCACGCGGTCGCGCATCGCGCTGTTGGCGGCGACCGCCACGGCCACGCGCTGCTCCAGTGTTTCGATTTCCTTGCGGGCTGCGGTCAGTTCCAGCGCCTGCACATAGCCCTCACGCGCCGCGCGAAGGGCTTGCCGCTTGTCTTGCAGATGCCAGCCGAACAGAACCGCGCACAGCACCACCGCAAGGCCGATCCGACTGCCCAGCAACTGCCAGCCGTATTTCAGCGCCAGCGCCATCATTGCGGGCCACCAAGCGGGCCACCGAGCGAACCCCCAAAGCGAGTCTGCGTGCTGGCCCATTCCATGCCGTGCGCCAGCGCCAGATTGGCAATCACTAGGGGCAAGGCCGCAGAGAGGATGGACTGGGTGGCCTCCATACTTGCCCCACCGGCCTCTTTATACGTCAGCCAGGCGAACCCCGTGCACCATAGCAAGAACACGGCCCAAGCCTGTTCGCGCTTGCCCGAGCGCCCACCGATGAAATACCGACCGAAGAATTTCAGCATGTCACAACCTCGCAAACTGGAAATGCATCCAGTCCTTGCCCCAGGCATAGCCAGCCGGTGTGCCGCCGTGAGCCATGACGATGGACCAGAAGGGCTGATACTCCGGCCCGGCGAATTGAGCCCTGTCCGCGCCCCAGCGCAGTTGGTTTTTCTCGGGGTTCAGATCCACCGCAGCGCCATAGGCGTGCGTGGACAACGCCTTGCCGCCGCGCATCGGGCGATAATTGAAGCAGCCGCCGAACAGGTTCAGCTCCAGCCGCTCGATGTCCGCTTGGCCGTAGTGCGCCAAGGCTTCGCGGAAAATCGAAGTCAGCGGATCCGCCAGCAGGCGGTGACAAGAGAACCGCTGAATGGTCGCGCTCCGGTTCCACGCGATGATCATCGGATAGGCCAGATCAACCGATCCCGCCGTGCAGTCAGGACCACCGGGCGGGCCGTAATACGCAGCCATTCTGCGCTGGCGTGGGTAAAGCTGCTGATTGGGGTCCGCGCGCAGGCCTTCCAGCGCTACACGACTGACGGCGGCGGTGGTGCCCGCCTTGGCGCTGCGCCACGCGGTCAGCGCCTCTGCGGTGTTATGCCCCGCGTAGCCGTCGATCGCACCCGGATCAAAACCCAGATAGGCCAGAGCGAACTGACCAGCCGCGATCAGGCGACGGGATCCCGGCCATGGCCTGCCACCGGCGGGTTCGGTATGGGCGACTGCAGCCCATGTTTTCGGGCCGGGGTCACCATCGATGGCACCAGCGTACCGGCCCAGTTCGGCCAGCAGCATTTGGATGTCGGACACGGTCATGCCACACCTCATTTGGTTTGTGTCAGGGGATTGGTGCACCCGCGCTGTGCCGGGATGCGTGGGGCCGGTTACAGCAGGCCGGTGCGCGGCCTGCGGTTGGAGACGATCAGTTCCTGCGCCTCGGTGCTGCCGGACTTGGACACGGTATAGGTCAGCGTCACGGCATCGATCTCGAAGCCGTCAAAGATCGCGCGGATCTCGGGCACGTCGTTGATCGACAGGATGAATGCGCCTTTGATGTTGCGCAGGATTTCGGCCATTTCGGCGTAGTGATCGCGCGAGAACAACCCTTTGCCGTAGTCGCCTTCACCACCCCAATAGGGTGGATCGAGGTAAAACAGCGTCTTGTCCGAATCCCACCGTGCAAGAACATCTTGCCACGGCAGATTTTCGAACACGACGCCATCAAGGCGCGAATGGGCGGCGTCCAGCAGTGGCTCAAGGCGCGACAGACTGAACCGCGCAGGCCGACCGCTGGCCACGCCAAACACGCCCTCGACCCGTCCGCCAAAGGCCAGCCGCTGCAGATAAAGAAACCGCGCGGCACGTTCGAGATCGGTCAGCGACGCCGGATCGCAGCCGCGCAGCCGCTCGAATTCACGCCGCGAGGTGATCTGAAACCGCATCACCTCCATGAACTGCGGATAGTGCCGCTGCAGGATACGAAACAGATTGGTGATTTCGCCGTTCAGATCGTTGGCGACTTCGCAGCGCGGTCGCCAGACGCGGCGCAGAAACACCCCGCCCATGCCGACGAACGGCTCCACATAGGTCTCATGCGCAATGCGGTCGATCTTTGCGATGATCGCCTGATGCAGGGCCTTCTTGCCGCCGAGCCACGGCGCGATCGGCGCGGCGGGGCTGACTTTGGTTAACGGTTTCATAACGATTTCCTGTCAAGGATCGCAGACCCCTTCGGGGGTCGGGCGACGAGACGGAAGTGGCGTCGGCGCAACTTGTTTGTAGCTTGGCTGCGTGGTGGCGGTGCGCTTACACCGCCGCCCCCGCCTAGGGGGCAAAAGAGCTATGGTCCCGGACGGCGCGCTGACAACCAGCGCTCGAACAAAGCCGAGGTGCCACGTGGGCCAAGATAACTGAGCGCCGCGATCAGGCCGACACGGGCAGTGGGCGACAGGCCCAGATAGGCACCCAGCCCATCGCCGATCAGGGCCATGCCGAACGCCAACGGCAACTCCCAGACCAGCGAACGATCCAACAGCGCACGGCGCTTTGCGCGAACTTCTGTCGCGTGCCACATCAGCCGCCCGGTCATACCGGCCAAAAGCGCCGTGGCGCCGCCGCCAATCAGGTTGCTCATGTACTCGATCAGGCCCGGTTCAGGAGAGTCAGTCATCGTCAATTCCATGTTTTGTTGATCATGAGCAGCGGGTGTCACAGACAGCAGACCCTTCACTGTGCTTTCAGTTTCGCCTTGAACGTGGTGCGCAGCCCGCTGGATTTGCTGAAGCTGTGCGTCACGGTCTCGAGAATGAATTCCTGACCATCGACCCCTGACCGAACCCCGACATAGGCCACGGGCTGGCCTGCCATCAGCCCCGGATTGCCGGTGATCGAACAGGTTGTCTCGACCAATCCTCGCAGCATTTCGCGCACCGCAGCGCGGGCTGCGGCCTCGGCCTCGGCGCGCGAGGAATAGGGATCGCGCAAAACGTGCTCGCCGGTTCCCTCGGGATCGGCATCGACGACGATCTCCTGCCGTTTGGCCCCGGCGCGGTCCTGCCAATACGCCTTGACCGTCCTGAACCGGTCCACATCGGTCTCGGACACGCGACCGCTGCCCTTGAGGATGCTGGAGAGCGTGATCATCGCTGTCGGGATGGTCGTGCCGTCAGCGGTCTTTCCCGCACCGCGTTCGAGCCACAACAGCACAGCGTTCTTGATCGTGAACAACGCGCCATGCCGCCGCGCCACGCGCTCGAGGAAATTCAGATCCGATTCGTCTTGCTGGCCAATCCACGCATAGAGATGCCCGGACACCGCATCCGAGATCCGTGCCTCCAACCCATGTTCACCCGCGATCTGCTGCAGGATCTGCTTGACTGTTTTGTTGTCCCAATGGCGCGTCTTGCCTTCCTTCAGCGCCGAGGTCAGATCGGCGGAATGGCCCCGGACTGAGATCGTGTAGGGTGCGAACTGATTGACCACGCGATCGATGACGTAGGATCCGACGAAGCCGCCCCCTGCCCCATGCATCATGGTCACCGAAAGGATCGCGCCCCGGCGCGGCGATGCGAGATGCGGGATCCCGTCATTGAAGTTCAGCTCTACCGTGTCCGACTGGATCCCTTCGCGATCATTGACCGTGAGGCTGATCAGGCGATCGAAGAACGCGCCCGACACCGGTGCACCATCGACGATGACATGGACAAGCGGATGCATGGAATTAAACCTCACGTTGAATTGTTGTTATCCAATATCCGGCAGTCGCTATTGAGCGACGCTGCCAGATGCGGTTGATCGGACGCGTTTTCGGGCAGTTCTCAATCAGCCGCTCGAAAATCCGTAGATACCAAGGAGTTTTGGAATGACTTATTCACACAACCCCGCCGCCCTGTTCGCGGCTGCGTGCACCATGGCTGTATGGTCGATGCCTGCACTCGCCGATGAGCCACCTGTTCGGGCCAATCCCCTGAACTATTCTTGTGCTTCCGATAACGGTTTCACTGGTGGCGAATGTGGTTTCGTTGCCGGGTGCCTGCTTTCACAGGCGGTCGGTGGTTTCGACTGCTACCAAATTCTTGAAGGGGAAACGCGGCCATATTGGCCGGTCCCGATGCCACAACCCAACGAGATTTTCCCGGAGGACGACTATATGCTTCCCGGAGGTGGAAACGGCGGCTGGTGCGGCGTGAAAAACCCTTGCGAAATCCAGACACAAATCGAGATCGATCCCTTGGATAACGCTCTTCGCTAAGTCGGAGACAAGATCCTCATCTGGATCTAACTCCACAATTTGACGAGTCGCCCTGCCTTATCTTCGGAATTCAAATCTGGCAGGGCGATTTCCACCCCGAACGGCAGGGCATGTGCCACGTCCTTGATGTGCGGATTGGCCTCGAGAACCTGCTCCACCACGCCCGCTTCCGCGCCGTATACACGGTAGCAGATCAGATCCAGCGCCTCCCCTGCACCGGTCACATACACACGCGCCATCAGATCAGCCCCAGCAAGGACAACAACGAGAACCCGGCACCGATGCGCTTGACTTCAATGGTGTAGGCGTTGCGACCGGGTGTCCCGTATCTGTCGTGAAACCCCCGATCTTCATCGACCTTCTGGATTGCGTGACTGCCAAATACCCGCCCCCCCAGCGAAACGAGCATCAGAGGAATGCCGGATTTCGCCGCAAGCCGAACGCCCTCGAGCGTTGTGGCACCGCCGAATTCCTGCGGAAACAGGACGCCGGTGATGGTCACCACCTCGGTGCGCGGACCGGTCCATTGCAGGGCGTGCAACCGGCCCACGGTTTCGAGTTCCGCCCAGGTTGTATCCAGCTTGCGCCCCACATCGGTATAGCCGAAGCCGTGGGATTGAAACATGAATGGCCCCAGAGCCATGGTGACAGGTCCTGCCATGATCGTCCTCAGTCTGAAAAGCTGGCCGTCGCGAGGTCACGCACCCGGTCGCCCAGTTGCTGCGTAATCAAATCGACGATGGCCTGTGGATCCGTGACGCCAGAGGGCACGTTCACACTGATGCTGCCGATCTCAACCCGCGTGTCGCCCAAGCGTGCGGGCTGTGACGGGGTTTGCGCGGCGACCGGCGTGGACACCAAACTTGCGGTCAGGGCTGCCAGACTGGCAGCCCGCAACCGCTGCGCCCCAGCCTGTGCCGCGACGATCGACGGCGGGCGCAGCATCGCGCTGGACCCGAATGAACCCAGATGCCTGCGAAACACCGCCTGCGCCTGCGGCACGTTCAGGACACCGCCCGACAGAGACGGCACGATGATCTCGGACCTTGGCGTGTTCTCATTGACGAGATACGGCAACCCGGCCCGGATCGGCCCGCCAAATGCGCGTGCGCCTGCTGTTCGAGGCGATTCTGGCAGACGTCGGGTGTCGCCCACCCCCGCCGACCTAAGGTTGCGCATCTCGGTGGCCAACTGTTGAACGCGACGCAAAGCCCGCTCAATCGATTCTGTGCTGATTTCCGGCGTCACCTCGGTTTCAGACAGAACTTGCAACGCAGAACCCAATTCAGCGGCGGCGACTTCATCCGATGCCAACTGCTGCTCAACCAGTTCGAGCTCACGCAACCTTGCTCGAAGCCGAGATTGCGCAGCCTGATAATCGGGCGGCCCGTCATATGGGCTATCGGGTACATCCATGGCTCCGATTTCGGAGCGAATCCCAGCGACCTCTTCGCGCAGATCGATCGCGAAGCCCCGCAACGCTTGGAGCCGTTCCAGCGTCGGTAGGCCCTCTGCATTTGCGTAGCGTTCAACCGTGCGCGCGGCAGCGCGCGTTTGCGGATCTTCGGACACTACGGCATCCGGCACAGGTGCCGACCGTCCGTGGATATACTCAAAACTCCGCTCATACAGTTCTGTCAGGCGTCCGATAAATGGTGCCCGCCGTAATGTGCTGTCCAGCGCCCGGACATTGTTGTCCTGAAATTCGGCGATCTCGGCCCGCCCCTCTTCGGTCTCGACATCTGAGGGTGCTCGCGCCAGATTTAGGTAGGTCATGATACCAGCGCTGATTGTCATCATCCGCAAACGTGCAAGTCGACGCTCGATCATCGCCGATCTGGACTCGACGGTTTCTGACAGGCCGACCAAATGACGAGTGGAATCTGCGGCGAAACTTGCAAACCTGGCAGTGGCTCCGGCCAGGTTGGGAAAAGGCAACCGAGACAACCCCCTGAAAGTACCACCAAGGCCGCCTAGCTCGCCTGCTGCAAATGCCGCACGTGCGCCAAATCCGACCATTCCGAACCTCAGCACGGCGAACGTGCCCACCAGACCCGCCGCAGCGGTCAGCAGCACACCCCCTGCAACAGCCATGGCACCAATCGCGCCCGCACCGATCACCAGCCATTTGGTCAGCTTCGGATGCGCACGGGTCCATTCCACGAACCGTTCGATGATCGCCTGCGAACGCTTCAATAACTTATTGAGCACCGGCAGAACCACTTCGCCGATACTATTTCCCAGACGATCCAAACTGCTTCGAACAAGCTGTATCTGATAGGCCGTCGCCTCTGAGCGTATGCCATATTCACGTTCGACACTGCCGCTATAACTTTGCGATTCTGCAACGAGACCGAGAGCCTCGCGCAAAAGATTCACATCACGCAAAAGCGGTGCAAGCGCTCGTGCTTCGTCACCAAAGAGGTCGGAAATCAAAGCAGGACGTAAGTCATCTGACAAACCGGCAATCCGCTCCAAAACATCTATTGTCGTACCAGCTGCGTCCTCTTGCATTCGACGAGCAACATCCTCTGCCTCCAGCCCGAGTCGAGCCATTGATTCGCGTTGCCTGTCTGTTGCTGACGCACCGCGCGTCAGGGCGCGCCCCATATTGCGAAACGACGTCGCCGCGACCTGCGGCGGCGCATCTGCAGCGATCATAGCAGCCCCGAAAGCCAACGCTTCGTTCGCAGCGAAGCCATACGCATCTGCTTGAGCAAGTAAGCCTGCGCCAGAAAATTGAAGGAGCTGCGGCGCCTCAGACCTGAACGCGTTGGACAATTGGTTCATTGCGTCGAACAGTAGACCAGTATCCTCGGCACCCAAACTCAGTTGCGTTCTGATGCCTGCCATTGCACTGCCAGCCTGATCGGCTGTGATATCGAAAGCTACCCCTACCCGCGCGGCTGATGAAGCAAACTCAAGCAATTCGCCGTATGGAATACCTGCCTGCCCACCAGCGGCAACAATTTGAGCTAAGCCCTCTGCAGCAATCGGAATGCGAGTGGACAACTGCTGGATGTCTTCGGACATCTGTGCAAACGCCTCAGGGCTTTCGAAATCGACTACCTTGCGCACATCCGCCATCGCGGATTCGAATTCAATGGCACGCTGAACAGGCCCTGACATTGCGTTGATAATGCGCCGACCTGTCTCGATTGAGGCCTGACCGGAAAACCTGAGATTTGCCGCCGTCGCCAGAGAGCGGTTCATGCGCTCCCGGCCCTCGGCGATCCGGGTCTGCATGCGCTCGAACCGCTGCATACGCTGCATTTGCGTCCCAAAACTTGCCGTGGCGGTATCCAGTGATCCGGCGAGCCTGCGCTGTTCGCCGGTCAGATCGGCGGTGTTGACACCGGCCTCGCGCAACTGCCCGTGCAGCCCGTTCAGCGCGGCACGGTTACGGCGATGGCTTTGCTCAAGACGATCGGCGGCAGAACGGGCGCGCTCAAATTCGCGGCGCATCTGAGACGTCGGGTTGCGGGTGGTTCTGATCGCTTGTTGCAGTTGGCGCACCCGTTCACGGGCACGCGCCATCGCCTCGCCGGATTGGCGCACCACGCTTTGTTGGCGGCGAAAATCCTCGATCATGCGCAGCGGGCCGCGCATGCGTTGCAGGCCACCCATTTGCGACCGCACGTTCTCGGCGAACCGACCGGTCACATTGCGCATGTTGCGCAGGACGGATGAATACTGATCAACCGCGCGGATGGTCAGATTGGCTTCGATGCGGCGCGTGCTCATGGGGGTTTCACCTTGAAAATCTTGGGTTTCATACCCATTTCGGAGGGTATGGAAGTTCTCGCGATCATCTTCGCATTGGTCATGTTCGCCGCCGCTGGCGCGGCGACGGTCACCTTGTGGTGGGCGGTCGGGTTCTGGGCGGCACTGGGTTTTGCGCTGATCTTGTTCGCGCTTTACAAGGCCTCGACGTCCGAGGCTGGATCAAGCCACCCAAGGCACAGTGACGGCCTGAACGCCTTCCAGCAGCCGCTTGCGGATCCGACACCCGCGCCCGCACGGGATGGGTATCGCAACCGCAGCTATCGCAGGCATTTTCAACACTGAGCGCAGGCTCTGATCAGCCGGGTTTCGGCTGGGTTGCCTGCCAGATATCGCACGCCGCCTGATGCCACTTCGGAAACTCGCGCAGTTTGATCGCCAGAACCTGAGGTAGCGGCGTCGACAGAACCCTGGCCACGAACGCGGCAGAGTAACGCAGATCCTGCGCTACGCTGCCTGAGGCACGTTTCCCGCATCACCCTCAGCCGCACCAGCATCGGGTTTCTCAACGCCCATAATTGCCTCCACGGCGGCGTTGAGGCGATCAATATCGCAGGCCTTCACTTTGCGCATAACGGCTTCGGGCACGCCCGCCAGCCGCGACATCCAGAACAGGTTGACCCGCGCCGCATCCTTCGGGGACGGCGGGGTGTCGAACGTGGCCTCCATTTCGGAATAGTCGACCTGCATGCCCAGATCCGGTTCGTCAAACAGCAACACCGCATAGGTTTCGCCGTCGTGGGTCACCGGTCGGTTGAGTGTTACCTTGATCGGATAATCCATGCCCTACCCCCTTACAGCAACAACGCGGCGCGGATGTCGCCGGTTTGGCTGACACCGCCCACCGAATAGTCGAAATCGTCGATCTCGAAGATTTCCGCACCGTCGATTTCCAGCTTGGCGTAGTTTTGCACGACCGTGCATTTCAGGTCCGCCTTGTCGCCGGGTTTCCAATTGCCCGCGTTGGCAGCCACCAACCGCCCGCGAACATAATAGACCGCGCTGTGGGTCACGCCGTCTTCATCGACATGGGCGCCGGTCACCATGAACGGGTGTTCCGCGCCGGGTTTGCCGGTCAGCAGCTTCAGGGTCTCGGGGTCGAAGGCCGACATCGAAAACTCGAGGTCATCATGCTCGTAGCCCATGCTGGCCTTGCGCTCCTTGATCATGCCGCCGTTGCGAAAGCCTTCGGTTTTCTCCTTGGGCAGCGAGATCGAGACCTCGGAAAACTGGCCGACCTTGACGTCTTCATTGGCCCAGAGTGCGCAATTGCGCAGGATGTATGCGGGGGTGGATTTCATCGAAATCTCCTGTGAATGGGGTTGGGATGCGAAGGCACCGCCATTGCCTTCGCCAGATCAAAGCGCGGATTACGCCGCCGCTTTCAGGGCCTCGCGGGTCAGTTCGAGGTAATACTGGATGTTGCGATGCGCGATGAAGCGGATGTCCTCCATCGGCGCGGGCGGCTCGAATTCCATCGACAGCGTGATCTTGCCCGCCGCCATGTCGGTCGGCTGGTTCAGGCTTTCGTCAATCCAGACCTTGCCACCCAGAATGGCCCCCGCCGCCTTGAAACTGCGCATGGCGGCATTGCCGCTTTCCAGCATGAATTTCAGGTTTGCCGCCGAGAACGGCTTGTCGACGAATTCAAGATAGGCCTTTTCCATCGCCTCGTTGATGAAATCCGCCGTGCGGCGCACCGAAAGGAACACCCACAGGTCGTCATCCGTCGCCGCGCGGTTGCCCCAGGTGATGAACCCCGACCCCATGTTGATGATCGTGCCGACATGGTTCTCGTTGAGGTAATCCGCCTGCAGCCCATAGGTGATCGTGCGGGAGGCACCGCCGATACCGTTGATCGGTTTGTTCGACAGCGAATGCCAGAACCCGCGCTCGGTATCGACGCGGGCCTGAACACCGGCAAACCGGGCCGAGGCCGGGCGCGCCACATAGGCGCTGGTGCCGGTATCCCAGACCAGAACCTTGGGATCCACCACATAGACCCGCTGCGACCCGATCAACGCGCGGTAGGCGAGCGCGTCCGCATCCGTAGTGTCCGGCCCGTCGACAAAACCCACGGCACCCAATTGGTCGAGCACGCCGATCAACTCGGCGACCACCGGGTTGGCGGTCAACCCATCGCCGCTGGTGAAACCGGGAGCGGCGATCAGCCGGGGTTTGATGCCCAGCTGCGCCTCGGCCTTTTTCAGGGCGTGCACGCCGGTCAGGGTGGTGGCATCGCCCACCAGATTGGTCATCGTTGCCGCCAGATCCACACCCTCATCGACGCGGATCACGATGGTATAGGCTCCGATCTGGTCGAACACGTCATCGACCGCATCCTTGAGCGTGCCAGTCGCGCCAAGCCCCGCCGCTTCGCTCGGCACGCCTTTCAGCAACACCGGCGTGTTCAGCGGAAAGCTGGCCGCGTCGGCGAGGGGCGCGGTGCCCAACAGCGCGACCACGGCGGATTGCGCCACCTGAACCAGCACCGGCGTTTCGGCGGATTCCGCCAGCCGTGTGCCATGATGAAAACCAATAAAGGCCATGAAACTCTCCTTGCCATGAGAAAGCCCGGCGCAACGGGCCGGGCACAACCGGCATCCACCGGTTTCGGGTTGTGCGCCTGAGCGCGATCAGTAGCTTGCCGGAACCGCCAAGCCGTTGTTTACGAGGTCCTGATTGAGGCTGACGGGATCATCTTCTGCCCGAAACACCTCGCCCAGCCAGCGGCCATATTTGCCTTTGCCGGTGCCTGCTTTGTAGGTGCGCATGACGATGTCCTTGCCGAGAATTTCGCGGCGCAGCCAGTCGCGGGCGACGATCCCCTCGGGGCGTTCCGGCCCGCGCATCTCGGGTGCGTTGATGCCGTGCAGCCGCACCTTCACCTTGCGCAGCCAGGCGTGGAACCCGAGATCCACATCCACGGTAATGGTGTCAGCGTCATAGACCGCCACCACCCGCGCGCGATAGACATACATCAGCCGGCCAACAGTGCCTGCGCGTCGGCAAAGGCGGTTTGCGCCTGCGCCTGCGCCGAGACCAGAACACCCGCCACATAGGTCTCGATATCCGCCGCATCATCGGAAACACCGGCGATCGCAGCCTTGGCCTCGACCTCCAACGCGCCAACCAGCAGCGCGATCTGCCGATACGCCTGCGCCTTTGCAGAGATCTCGGCCAGCAGGACCGTCCGGTCGATCCCGCGTGCTGCGGCTTCGCGGTCGATCATCGCAAGCTCAGCCGCGACCGCCGCAGCCGGATCGCGGGCGATCTCTTCCTTGATCCGGTATTCGGCCAGCTTGCCCGCAGACGCCGAGGCCAGCTGGGCGCGGTATTGATCGGCAAACGCTGTGACCTTGGATGCGGCGTCATCCTTGATCGCCGCGCCGATGATCGCCGCCGGAACCCCGGCAGCCGCCAGTTCTTCGGGCGTGCAATTGATATACACCGCCCCGTTATGAGTGATTGTCAGCATATCCATGTCCTCAGTTGGTAAATCCGGGACCGACGATCCCGCGCGAGTGATCGATGTTCAGTGCGACACCCGAGGCGACGCCCTTGACCCATCGGCCCGCCATATCGGTCGCGGTCAGGGCCGCGCCTCCCAGCGAGAAACCGCCCGAATACGGATCAAGCAGAGCGCAGGTGCCGTTGGTGCCGATGATGCTCGCGCCAACAAATCCGATCCGGCCAAATCCGACACAGCGAAACTGCGCCCCGGTGATCCCCGGATCATTGTTTGACAGCGTGAGCGCGACGCTCTGAAACTGCACCGAGCCATACCCCAGGATGTGAATACCCGGCACGTCATTCGCGTTGTTGGTGGCAGCGTTGGCCATCGTTACTGCGCGCGTCATCGTCGTGGACCCCCCGGCATCCCAGCCCAGCACGTTGAAATGAACGCCCCGCTTGCTGACTTTGGTGGACCAGGTGCAATCGCTCAGCAGCAACGCCTCGAAAAGCTGACCGTCCCGACAGGCCGCAAGTGCCGTGTCGATACTGTCATAGGGTTGCGCCAGAGACCCATCGTTGCCGGGCAGCCCGTTGACCTCATCGACATAGACGCCGCTGCGGGCGATCAGGCCGGGCAGATCGGCTTTCGCGGCGATCAGCGCGTCGCGTTCACCCTCGAAGAACGTCTTCAGCGCGGTATTGCCAGCGATCAGATCGTTGATTTGTTCAGTGCTCGTGGACATCGCGGTCCCTCCGTTAATAGCTGCCGGTCAGGCGGCGCAGCGTGTCGGCCTGCCGCAGTTGTTCGAGTTGCAGGTTGGCCAGCGCGGTGGCCGCGCGGACGCTGTTGTCAAACAGCACATCATCGGGCGCATTGACGATCACCAGACCGTCGGCCACCCGCGTGAAACTGAGAACATGATCCACCAGATAGGTGATGGCGCCCGTCAGGCGCGGCACAACGTCGTTGCCCGCCCAGACCGCGATCAAATCGCCATCCGCATCGAAGAAGCCCATTTCCCGCACCCCGAAGGCCGGGGTGTCAGGGTCAAATTCCGCCTTCACGCGCCAGGCATTGGTGCCGACGATGTGGCGTGTCTGGATAGCCTGCCGCGCCATTTCGCGCTGCAGGGCGGTCTGGGCATAGCTGGGGGCATAGTTCGCGCCGTTGCCATCGCCCAAAGCGATATGCGTGATCGCAACCTGAGTCCCAGACCCGGCGGCGGCAGTCAGTTTCGCCTCCGCGATATCGGTCAGTAGTGTTGTCGGCATTAGCCCGCTGCCCTCCGTTGAACATCATGAAATTCCTGACTGACGACCAGAACACCGGCGGCCAGCCGCACAAATATCGACGCCCGCGCGATGGCCGGACGCGGTTGCGGTTCGTGGGTTGCGCTGAACACGCGCCGGACGCGCTGCCCCGAGCGCAGCATCGGCCCACCCGAAACCATTTCCGGGCGCGGGCCGGGGTCAATCTCGGCTTGATGCAGATGCGCGGGCTTTACGCCGGAGCGCAGATATGTGTTGCTGCGAAACCGCTCGCCCAACCGAAAGATCAGCTTTCGCGAAACCGGCGCGACCCGCTGCACCACGGCGTTCATCGCGTAGATCATGCGATTGTTGATGCTGTTCTCATTGTCGCCATAGAGCGAACGACCGGCAAAGGCCGTGACACGAAAGCTACCGGCCACCATGCCAGCGCTCACGCCGTCAGGCTCCCACCATTCCAGCAGATCGGTGTCGACATCAAAGGCCCCGAGCGCGGTGCGGATCGCATAGGGCGTGCCCTTGAACCGGTGGATCTCGGCGCTGGCGGCGATGACATTGCGCTTGATGACCTCTGGCCAGTCCAGATCCCAGACATCCACCGAGTGCTCCCACGCCAGATGATCCAGCATGCCGACATCAACCGCCCAGGGATCCTTGGTGATCATCGCAACGGGCAGCGCGAACAGCCGCTCCTCGACGATATCCAGCGCCTTGGCCAGCGGTGTGGCCGTGGGTGGCAGCAGCGTGTTGTTCGCATCAAACATCGCGCCACCCCCCGGTGATCGATTGCAGCGTCACCGTGATCCCGGTGCAATACGGCGCGTCGAACGGTCCGATATCCAGATCAAGCGCAGGCGAGACAAGTTCGACGTCGACAACGCCCTGCACGGCAAGCGCCGCCGCGATCGAGGTGCGAAACAGTTTGCGACCGATGCGGATGCGCCCGTTGACAAACTCTTGCGCGGCCACCTCTGCCGCTGCCTGCACTGCCGATGCGGTCTCGGGCGTGATCACATGCAGCACGGCCTCGATGGCGTAGGGCACGGGTGTCGCCGACACTACGGTCAGCTTGTCGGCCACCGGACGGCGCTTGTCGGTGGTGCAATGCGCATAGACCGCATCGATCAGATCCACCGCCGCAGTCCCGTCCCCGTCGCTCGACAGAACCACCATTTTCGGCTCTGCCGGGGGAATTGCCGGAACCAGCCCGTGGTTCGGGCCATAGACGGCAACGTCCACCACCCGGTCATCGGCATCGAGCGCCCAATACACATAGGACCCTTCGGTGCCATGCGGCGACCACGCCTCGATAACCAGTTGAATGCGCGCCCGGAATGTCGCATCGGCTTCCATCACCGGATTGTCCGGATCGCTGTCATCCACGATTTTGCGCAACACGCCCCGATTGGCCCCGATCTGATCAAGATCATCGCCACGCGCCGTAGACAGAAACACCGACCGCACCGCCTCGTTGATACGGTTTTCCAGATACAGTTCGCGCGCCGCCGCCGATTCACTCAGATACCGCATCGGGCTGGCGGCGATGTTTCGGGCCAGCCCGATGATTTCCACGACCTTTGCGACGCCGAAGACCTCGGTCAGCTGCGCCTCCAGTTCCACCAGACGCGCCTCGAGAATGGCTGAAAAGTTCAGAACCCCGATCGCCGTGGGATCCGGCAGTGTCGTCAGGTCCAGCGCAGCAAATCGGCTCATGCGGCCAGCCTCCAATTGTCCACACGGTCCTGCTGGATCCGAATGGCGCGGGTTTCATCACGCACGGTCGACAGGTCGCCCAGATGCGCGTTCGGGTGATAGACGCCAGACAGAACCATGGTGATGATCCCGTCCGCTGCGCCCTCGATCTGCACATCGCTCAACTCGAAGCGTGGCTCCCAGTTCTCCAGCGCCCCGGCCACCGCCACATAGAGCGCCAGCACATTGGCGTCGTTCATCGGCGCATCCACCAGCGCGGGAACCTCGGACCCGAAGTCGCGCCGGAACACTCGGGTATTCAGGCGCGTGGCAAGGATGGTCTGGATGCTTTGAACAACGCTGTCCCACCCTTCGACCACGCCCCCGGTGTCATGGTTCAGATCCATCGTCGGTCAGCCGCCCCCTGCCCCGGCACCGCCAGCGGGCTGCTTGCGGGCGGTTTTCGGCTTGGCCTCGGCAGGCCCTGTGACCGGGCGCAGACCCGTGCCACAGGGCGGCAGGTAGTATTTCGCCTGTGCGGCGGTCAGATTGAGCCGGGATCCAACCTCTCGATGCACGCCGCCGATCTCGCGGGCTTGCATCACCTCGTATTCGGCCAAGGCCGCTTCTTTCGATTTTTCCATGTCGTTCTCCGTCAGTTTGGTGGGTTGGTATCGCCGGGACCGGGCGTGATCCCGCCGTGCGTATGGGTGTCGCCGATGTCCTTGCCGTTGTGCGTGACCTGTCCGCCGGTGATCGCCAGTTCCGCGCCACTGACAGTGATCGTCACGCCGCCAATTGACGCCAGCACATGCGCGTCCCCGGCCCCCGAGGGGCGCGCGTTCGCATCCGAATTCAAGCTGCCCTGAATAACCGCGTCATGCAGATCACCGCTTTCGGAGGTGATCTGCACCTGCTGCCCGACCGAGGGCGGATTATGCGTGCGGTTGGCCCCGGCAGAGGGTTCAGACCACGGGATCCAGCCGGTCAGAAACGGCGGGTCGCTGTCTAGCAGCCGCACCCGCGCCAACCCCTGCCCCGGATCGACCTCAGCCACGACACCGGTGCGCAACTGCGACCGCTGGCGGCGTTCGAGCTGCGAAACGCGCCGCCGCAGATCTTCGATGACTTCAGCCAGATCGCTCACCACACAGGCCCCCCCGCCGCATTCATACCGGTGATCGTCACGTCACGCGCGACGTCACCATAAGCATAGAGACGCAGCGCATTCGCATCGCGCGACGTCATGCCGGTCAGCTGCTCAAACTCGGCATAGGGGCCGGTATCGGCCTCACCCAACAGCATTTGAAACAGCGCCAGCTGCGGCACGCCTTCTGCCTGCATCAGCGCCAGAAACCGGGGCCATGGGCCACCCTCGGCCAGCGGCTGGCCAAGACGCGGATCCGCGAACACATCGATGCTCAGTTTGGTTTGACCCGCTGCCAGACGCACGTTTTCGGCGGCGCTGCTGGAGCGCACATGGTCCTTGGCCACATAGGCCTGAACGAAATCCCCGAACACCTGCGACCACGGGTTGTCCGGGTCCGTCAAGACACGCCCGATCTGCACGTCCAGCGCGTCGATCACCGCCTCGAAATGCGCATCGGTCGCGGGAAAGCCCTCGACGATACTGGCCTCACCGGTCGCCTTGTCAGTCTGCGCCATGGTCAGCGACACGCCGCAGTTGAACATGACATCGACCCGGCCATTCGCGCGCAGACCGGTTTGCGCCAGATCCTGCGATTTCGCGGCATCGGTATAGACCGCGATGAACGGGCGCTGCTGATCGCTGCGCAAGCGCCCGTCCGCTGTCTGGTCGATGGCGGAAATCTGACTGTCCAGCACGTTGTCGCCGACCAGCGTGTTGCCTGCCTTCAGCGCCTGGACCGCGCAGATCCGCAAGGCCATCATCGTCAGTGACATCAGCTTGCATCCCCAAGTTCACAAATCAGCCGCAGGTGCGACCGGTCATCGATCGCCTGCACTTCGAATACCGGCTGGCCGTCGCGGTCCAGCGCGACGATCTTGTCGCCCTTGCGCAACACCAGATCCGGATAGGCCGCGCGGTCGATGCGCAGTATGCCACCCCCGGCCCTGATCCCGGCGCGGGCGGTGTTGCCGCGACCAAAACTCACGCGCTCTGTTTCGCGGTCGCCCGTTCGCAACGGGGCGATGAAGTCCAAAGCGACGCGCCCGGCGTCCTGTTGCCCATCAATGAGCGGCAGATGCCTGAGTGTTTCAGCCCAGACATCATCCACCTCGGCCCGCAGTTCGGCGCGCAGGGTCGTATCCATCAGTCAGCGGCCAACAGGGCATCGAGCGCCGCCTCGGCGGCCTCAAGCGCGGCCTGCGCCGCTTCTTCCTGATCGGTGCCGGTGACCGCCTTAAGATGCTCTTCAGCGGCGTCGACGGCCTTTTGCGCGGCAGCCATATGCTGGGCATTCCCGGTAGGCTGGCCATCGCCGGTGGGTTTGGGTGCAGCTTTTTTCCGACCGCCACTCTTCTTGGGCGGCTCGCAAAAGTCCGCGAAGCGGTCATGCACCACGTGATCGGCATAGGCCTCCGGCAGGGCAATCGGCGCGCCAATGTTCACCTTCAAATCGGCGTCTTCGCCCGTCACCGCTGCCGGGATCGTGGCATTGGTCCGAAACGCCACCCATTTTTTCTTCGCCGTCGCCATGTCTGTCTCCTTTGCTGCTGAATGCCAAAACACGGGATCCGGGCTTTGGGATGCAGCAAGAGACCCGGCGCACGATGCGCCGAGCCTGAGTTATGATGCTGTTCAAAATTGGGGCTTAGGCGACGGTCAGTCGCCGCAGCGCCGCCGGGCGCGTGCAGATGTTGATCACATTCATCTGTGCGTCCAGATGCCGACCCTTGCCGTTCGGCATGGCGTATTGGCGCGCATAACGCGGCAGGCCGATGGTGTTCACCGTCTCTTCGTAATCCGCCGGGCCAAACCGGGTCAGGAACATGTCCGGCACACCCAGCGGGACAACCCGCGCTTCATCGGCGGCAATATAGGCCACGTCACCATTGGCGGTGGTGGCCTTCTTGCCGGTGCGATAGCGTTCCCAAATCACACCTGCATACTCGAATTTGTCCGGGATGCCCTCGCGCAGCACGCTGGCCCCGGCGGTGTTCAGGAAGGTTTCGCGAACCGTCTTCTGACCCCACAGATAGGCGTGAAAATCGCGCCCGCACATGGCGTGAATGCCCGAATAGCCTTCGTCCAGCACATCCTCGATCGCATAGACCACATTGTCCTTGATCAGCTTGTCGAGACCCACCACATCCCCGGCCCCGATACCCAGCGCCACGGGCGCAGGCACGGCGATGCCGAACCGGTCATAGAGATTGTGCAACACCTTGCCCGATTTCGAGACGATCAGGCCCTTGATCGCGCCGATGCGGTAGTGTTCCAGCGTGTTGTCCATTGCACGGGCGTGGCGCGATTGCTTGGCATCGATGCGCGACTGGATGGTTTCCAAGGCATCGTCGCTGCCCAACTGGCGCACACCCTGAATTTCGTCGGCATAGATCGCGTCGTTGATCTCGAAGTGGTCCATTTCAAACGGAACCTTGGTGCGGTTGGCGTCGCCGACCGTAACGCCCGGACCACCACGCGGCGTGGGTTCGATCAGGTTCAGCGCGCCGTTTTCTTCTTCAACACTGACGGTCGTGACGGACACGCCGTCTTCTTCAAACAGCCGCAGCCCGCCAATCTGGCCGGGCACAAAGGGCTGATCGTTCAGCGCAGCCGTCATGGCGATGACGCTGAACTGCGGATCGTTGAATTGTTCCATAATCGCCTCCTCAGCGAGCGCGGATGCCGACAGCGTTCAGCTGCGCGAGTTTGGCATCGGTTTTGGTTTGGTCATCGACAGAGGCATCGAAGGACAGCATCGGCAGTTTGGCCTCGGCATCGCGATCGATGATTGTCACCGCGACATCTGCCGTGGTCGCGTCGATCCCGTATGCCAGAATCGCCGTCGCGGTTTCAGCGCCCTCCTTGCCGACGACCACGACATTCGGCGATGGGATGAAGTTCCCCGCCGTCGCGGTCAATTCGCCCAAGACGGTGCCCGCCGCGACCTTTCCGGTGCCCGAAGGGATGGTGGCCGTCGCCCGCGAACGCCGCCCGCTGGCCTCGGACAACAGGAACGACAGGGCGCGGGTCTGCATGGTGGAGTTTTCCATGGCTTAGGCCTCCTTTGCGGCGCGACGGGCGGCGTAGATGCCACCCGTGTTGATTGCGGCTTTGGGTTTCGGTGCACCACTCGGTGCGGGCGGCGCGAGGTCCGAGGCAGCGCTCCGGCCCGCCTGATAGGCGGTCGGATCCGGGGTGTCGGGATCCGCCACGGGCGCGTCGGTTGCCGCCGCCTTCAGGGTGGCGATTGCCTCCTCGGTGGGCATATCCGTGTCAAAGGCCAGATGCTTTGCAAGCGCCTGATGGCCAGTCGCGGCGGCATCCTCGGTGATCGCCTTGATGCGGGCTTTCACATCGGCGGCGCTGGTTTCGGGGGTGGTTGCCACCGGTTCGGCGGGCGTCGGGTCCGCAACTGCGGGCTTGGGTGCCATTGGGGATGTCTCCTTTTGATGGGCTTTGGATTGCGCGGCATTTGCCGCAGAGCGATGCACGGCCTCGAAGGACCACTTTTTCTTCTTCGCCATCGCCACGAGTTTTTTCGGCGCATGGGCGTAGACGCGGTAATCAAAGGCCGCGATGGCCTTGGCCTTGCCGCCCTCTGTATCCGTCGCGAAGCCGCGCTCGACGGCTTCCTCGCCGTTCAGCCAAAGCTCCGACTTCATGTCGTCGCGAATGTCGGTGGCATCCTCACCGGACTGTTCGGCGTAGATGTCGGCCATCAGATCCGCGAGTTTATCCAGCTGCGCGGTTGATTTCTTGTGGTCCCCCGCATCGCCCCAGGTGAACTTGGCGGGGTCGTGGATCATCATCAGGGAACCGGCCCGCATGGTGATGCTGTCCCCGGCCATGGCGATGATCGATGCCGAGGACGCCGCGACCGCATCCACGACAACCGACACCTCGCCGCGATGCGCCGTCAGGGAATTGTAGATCGCGATGCCGTCATCGGCATATCCACCGCCGGAATTGATGCGCACGGTGACATCCGCGTCCCGCCCCAACATGGCCAGTGCGTCGATGACCTGGCTGGCCGTGAACCCTTCGTCCCAGAAATCTTCACCAACAAACCCGTAGAGCACGAGTTCGCCATCCACCAAGATGGACATGTTTCTCTCCTTGAATGATTGGGCCTTGCTGCGCCCACCGAGGGCACAGTCAGATCAGATAAAGTGAAACCGCTTGGCGAACCGCGTGCGCCCTGCCCCGCCGTTTTTGCGGCGGCACTCGGCTTCGTATTCGGCGATCATCGCCTTGAGATCGGTCAGATTGGCGCGCTGAAACGTGACCTCTTCGCCATCGATCCGCACGGTCTCGCGCATTTGCCCGGCACTCAGACGGATACGCACCTTGCGCAACGCCGTGGCCATCGCGCAGGGATCGCTGATATCCACCTGATCGGTGCCGACCTTCATCACACTCATGGTGCAGGCTCCGTCTCAATGATTGCCTGACCGGCGCGTGGCGCATAAGGCGATACCATACCGGCGTCGACATAGCGCGCGTGCTCGCGCTGGCGTTCCTCAAATAGTGCGTCCGGGTCGACACCCAGATCGCCGGTTTCAATGGCGATGGAACTCGTGCCGTTTTCCAGCCGCTCGCTCGACGCCCGCGCGGATTTCAGATCGTCCGCCGTGGGCTTCGCCGGGCCTTGCCAGTTGGCCGTGCAGATCCGGTCGCGATTGGCCCGGAACGCCCGGTATCCACCCCGGAACGGTATGCGTCCCTCGCCGATTTCCTCATCCAGCCAATTGGCAAAGACCATCTGGCACATCGGTGCGGCGATGCGTTCGCGGCGGCGCATCACCACCGCCCAGATGCTGGCGTTTTCCATCCGAACGCTGGAATAGGTCGCGTTGGTGTGATCCATCGTCAAACCGCCGTAAGTGATCCCGATTGTCCGCGCCATGTCGCGCGCCAGCGCATTCGAGAACGGCAAAAAATCCTTGCCCGGCACATTGGCGGTTTCCAGCCCCAGCTTTTCACCCGGCCCCAGATGCGACACCTGCGGATCGGCACCGACCGAGATCCGGCTTTCCGCTGCCCGGTCCAGCTGCGAACCCAGATATCCCAGATACTCCTTGGCATAACCCTCGCCGCCTTCGTTTTCCTTCAGCACCTCCAGCGCCTCATAGGCGTCCTGACTGGGTGCCTCGGAGGTCAGCGTGATCGCAAAAACCGTTTGCAGGATCGCCATCTGCAGGGTCGCATCATCCAGCATCTCGGCTTGGATATGCTTGCGAAACGCCGGTGCCAGTTGCGAAATTCCACGCACGTCCTCGGAATCCATCGGATCGAAAATATGCATGACCAACGGGCGGCCATCGCGATCATAGGCCGCGTAGTCCCGCGTGTTCTTCAGGCCGCTGACCGACGTCTGAAACCGGTATCCGACGGCACGCCCGTTTTCGTCATGGCTGACGCCCTGAAACAGGCCCAGCATCGGGTTGGTGTCCTGCACCAATCGGGTCGGCGGATAGAGCCGCAGTTTCGTCCCCGAGCGGATCCCGTAGCGTGCCCGCGTGTCAGGCGCGAAATAGTCGAACACGCCGGTCACTTCGCCGTAAGCGATATGCCACCGCAGCGCGATATCGACCATCTGCGCGCCGGTCAGCTTGCCGCGCATGTCGCACTCACGCGCCGATCCCCAGAAGCCCCGCCACCGTTTCTTGATCAACCGGATCCACTCGGCCTTTTGCGCGTCGTCATATCCCAGACCGGTCAGATCGGGATCGGGGGCCAATGTCAGACCAACACCAACGGTATCGGCCAGCACCTGATCCACCGCTCCTTTCAACCGGCCCGAGTTCTGGATCAGATCCATTGCCAGCCCGGCGGCGCGCGTCCATGACCGGCGGACATCATCCCGGTGGCTGGTCAGCGGTGCGACGCGCGACGCGATCACGCCGCTCTTGGTGTCACGCATATAGCGGGCGGTCATGCGCCCACCGCGCTGCGCTGCAATCAGCGGCGTCCCATCTGGTTTGATCAAACCGCTCATCGCGTCCTGTTTCTCCATTTCGATCGCGCCGCCGCCTTTTCCGGCGTGGCAGGTGTCTCGGCCTCAGGTGCCTGTGTCTCAGCTGGCGCCGGTTTCGCCGCCATCAGCAGATCCTCGAAATCACCCTGCGCATCGTCGGGTGCGCATTCGCGCTCGGCCATCAGCCGATCCCATTCGCTATCCGGCAGGTTACGAACGCCCAACCGAATGGCTGCGGCCTCGGCCTGCAGATGAGTGTCCAACCCCTCGTTGGCCTGGTTCGGATCCTTGACCCACAGATACCGGGTGAACCCCGATTTGGCGCGCTGCGCCTTGCGCGACTCCGCCGTCATCTGGCGATAGAACTCATCCTCCAAGCCCTTTGGCAGCGCGACATAGCCACGCTCCTCCGGGTCGGTTTTGCGGATGTTGCGATAAAGGCCCATTTTCAGAACCGAGGACGCAAAATTGTAGAACCGCTTCGAGTAGCGCACGATCTTGCCGCGCCGGTTGCGCTCTTTTGTCACCTTCGCCAGCAGCGGCGCGGTCTCGGACGGCACGCCGCGCACCATGATCACCCGGCTGGCCGGATGCTTGCGGGTGAAATCCCACACATCTTCGGTGTAGGCGTTGCCATCAATGGCCAGCAGGTCGATCTCGATCTTGCGACCGTAAGCGTTGCGAAATCCCTGTTTCAACAGCCCGCCCAGCTTGGCCTGACAGCCCTCATCCGCGATATGCCCGGCAAACACGCCGTATTCCACGATGGCGCGGCGGCGCTTCAGCCCCCAGGCCACCACCTGCCACTCAACCCGGTCACCCTGGCAATCAACGCCGCAGGTCAGCAGCGGATAGCCCGCCGGGATGGTCCCATGGACGTAATCAGACTCCGACGCGCGATCGCGAATGTCCTCCCATGACGGGGCTTCGCCCAGAATGCGATAGGCTTTGCCAACGGTATCGTTCCAGAACGACTGCTCCTTGGGTGGGTCGCCCTTCGCCGCCAGCCACGACCGCGCGATCTGCTCGAACCTCTGAAGCAGCGAATACGCGGACCACAGATAAAACGACCGATGATACCGCTGCATTTTCGGGTTGCGCGCCACCCAGCGTGCACCCCGCAGCATCTTTGGCCGGTGATATTCTTCAATCGTCGCGCCGCAGGCCTCGCAGTTGAAACACGCTTTCTCCGGATGATCCTCGTCCAGATTGGACAAGAAATTCTCCCACTCCAACGTCTGCATATGCCCACAGTCATCGTCCGGACAGGGAACCTCCAGCACCTCTTGGCTGCCCATCTCATAGCTTTTGGTGATCCGACACCCCGGCACCACCATCGGCGTGCTGATCTTGAAGATCTTGGCAAAATCGACGCCCTGACTTCGGCTGTCGGCCTGCGTTTCAGGATCGCCCGCCGCGTTCATATCCCATTTCGCGAGGTCATCCTGCACCTGCCGCGCCATGGTCACCTGACTCAACGAGGCCGGTGAATTTGCACCCGAGATCTGGATCGCGCCGCGACCGTCGCGCCGCTCTTTGTAAAACACCGAATCCAGCCCGTCGCGGGCTTTCATCGGGAAGATCTTGCGCAGCGCCGAGGTGCCCTTCAGCATCGGCGCCAGTTTCATTTTCGACCAGCGCCGCGCGTTTTCGTCCGTTGGATGGACATACAGAAAATCGGCGGGGTCCATATCCATCGACCCGCCGGTGAAGATATTGGCCAGCACCGTGCCGCCCAGTTGCGCCGATTTCGACAACGTCACGATCCGGCAGGGATCGTCGGGCGACAGCGCCCGCAGGATCTCGTCGAAATAGCTGAACCGCTCGCGATTGTATGGCCCCGGAAACTGCGGGCTTTCGCGTTTGGAAAAGACAATGTTTTCCTCGGCCCAGGTCAGGTAATCGACCGGCGGCGGCGGTGCCAGAACATCCGACAGCACGTCATGCGCCACCCATGCGGCATTGGTCACGGCGATATTCATTCTCAGGCCTCAGCATCGATCGACGCGGTGGCGTCCTGATCCAATCCCTTCGCGCGGGCACGCTCCTTTGCCGCAGCGGCCGTGCGGACCTTGCGGAACTCGGACCGCAACAGGTGCAGCACATCGCGCTGTGGCACGCTGAACCTTTCGGCCATTGCCGACGCGAAATCGGGCAGCGCGCCCTCAAAAATCTGCAGCATCATGCCCGCGATCTGCGCCATCTGCTCGCGCCCATCGTCGGTGGACATGAGCATCCCCTGACGCAGCGCCTCATCCGTCGCCTGCAGGCGATTACGGCGCAGCTGCTCTTCCAGTTTTGCGCGCTTGAGCTGGTCCTCTACGGTATCCGGCCTGTTGGGCAGCGCCGCAGGTTCGTTGGACCCGGCGCTTTCCATTGGCAGGGGCGGCTGACCGGAGCCTGAGTTGAATGGCGGCTCTATGTTGACGGGAACCGGATCCGCTGTCGTTTTGGTCGCGATACCGTTGCCCAGCGATTGCCCGATGTGACGATTGCGGCGCACCTGATCAACGGCGATCTCAAAGACCACCTTGCCCTTTTTCCCCGGCAGCGTGAACGCGTCGTCGCGCAGGATATCTTTCGATTTCCACTGGCTGACAGCCGCGCGGCTGACCCCCAGTTCCCGCGCGAAATCTGCCTGCGACATCTCTTGATGTGCTGGCTGCATGTGCTGATCCATCCTGTCCGGGGCGGGCTGGTGAACCCGCCCGGCATCTCACAATCCCCTATTGTTAAGGCTTCTCGAACCCAGTCTGACTACCGATCCCTCGGGCGGTCGGTGCCCCGCTGGCGCGGCGAGGGGCGGAAAGGTACCTTTTTTCAAGGCCCGCTCAGAGGCCCAGAAGGCGGCTGATTTCGTGGTCGAGGCGGCGCGGCAGGTTCTGAGACACGCTGGTCTCGAAGGCTTCGGCTGTGGCGCCGGATGCCATCTCTTCTGGGATAAACACACCCGACTTGACCTTCTTGAGATCAAACCGGTACTCGCTCACCCGGTCCATCACGTGGCCACCGAATGCCGTCAGATCCACGCGGCGCGGGAATGCACCACCCCGAAAGAAGGTGCGCGGGAACAAGGTGCGCCCGCGTGCAGTTCCGAGATTGGCGACCACACCAGCCTGCGTTTCGCGCTTCTGGAAGTATTTCAGCGCAATGTCGCCGCCCTTTGATGTGAGCGAATACTCCAGATTACTCCACGACGAACGCGTGGTCTTGACGGCGCGGCGGATGGTTTTTTGCGGCAATCCAACCTGTGCGGCCAAGGTCCGAATAACCTGTGTTCGCGCCATGTCGCCCGTCCGATTCAAAGCCCGGTTCACTGCCTTGGGCGCGTTGTCACCGAGCGCACCGAGCATGTTCTCGAACCGCCCGAGGCCCGCTACATCCACTTCACCAACGCTGAACATCACGTATCCCTTCAATCCACGGGGCGCGGGCCGGGCGCTACTCCGGCTTGTGCCATCACTTTCAGCCGCCTTGCACATGGGGTTTCCACGGGCTGTCTCTGTGCCCCGGCGTGTCCGCTTTCCACGCCGCCGCGCTCAGGAAAAAGGCCTGCCGTGGTTTCCCATGGCAGGCCGGCTTACGAGCAGTCTTGGACATTGTCAGGTTACATGACGGCCTCCCGCATCGGGTTTTCACGATCCACATTCTGCGGATATGAAAATGGCCCGCGCGTTTCCGCCGGGCCGTTGGACATAATAATTTCGTGGCGGATCTTCAGGTTTTCAAATCGCCCAAATCCGAATGCGAAACACCGAAACGGTATTTCCCCACCTACTCGGTTTAACTGCATCGCGCCGAAGCACTTCCGTCAGGGACTTGGTATTAGTGGTAAGCTGAGTGTTAAATGTCCGCTAAGCGCGCGTCAACCCCCTTAACAATTACATCTGCCCATTTATTGTCTCTGATTTTATTGTCTCCAACAGGCTGCTTCTGATTTCGGTAAGGACATCGCCCCCGAGAATATCTAGGGTCGCCTTAACTGTCGGACCTGTCACATCGACCACGCGGACATGGGCACCGTCCAGTGGACCCGACACCACTCGCGCCACATCACCAACCGCGAATTCGCAACCTGTTCTCATATATCGAGCACACTCTGACGAAAGCTCCCCACCACCCCATCGCCGCATCAGTTGCATGACCCCACCCGGTGGAATTGAGACGGGTCGGCCCCCGGTGCCCATGACACCGGTGACCACATCGAGCGCCATCAATTCGTGCCAGCGCGCCTCGCCGACCGGCCAGCCGACGAACATCCAATCCACCAGCAGAGGCTGCGTGACCAGTTGCTTCTCAGCGCTGAACCGGTTCTTGCGGCGCAATACCTTCTTGACCGGCAAAAATACCTCGAACCCGGCGCGGCGCAGCAGATGCTCGGGCAGAAATACGCGGTCGCCGGTGTCCTGAACCCGGCGCTGGCGGACGCGACCGGATTTGTCGCGGTACGCCTCGAACGCGCCGCCGATGGTTATGGTTCGGATGCCGCCAACCTGCTTGCGCTTGACCCGGACGGCGAACCACTGCAGTTCCTGCGCCTCGATTTTTCCCATGATACTCATGCCTTGACCCCGTGTTGCGCCGATAGTTCCGCGATCTGGCGGCACCTGTGCAGGATCGCCAAGCGCCGCGACCGCCATTGTTCCTGTGCCGGTTCCAGCGCCCCACCGCGCGCCAGCACGTCATCAAAGACCCGCATCTGCCGGACCGGATCGGCGGCGTGCTCCTTGATCGATTTGACGGCGAACGCGCCGGGCCAGCGCCGGGACTTGCGCAGATCCGCCAGCAATTCCGGCGCCCACCCTCCGGCAAGCGCATCCAGCCCCAGCGGATTGGCGAACACCGCCCGGATGAGCGGCGAAGCATCATCGCCCGGCGGCTGGATCAGCGCCGCCCATTCCAGAATGCGATTGGCGATCGGCAGGCGGTCCTTGTCCTTGCCGCCCGGACTGGCGGCAACCTGTTCCTGCAGCGCCGCCAGATTGCCATCGGTCATATAGGCCAGCCGCGCGCAGAGATCCTCGACCATCTCGGCGAATTGCGCCTTGCTCAGCGCCGCAGGCTTGGCCAGCCCGCGCCGCAACAGCGGGTCCACCAGCACTTGCCTGACCCGCTTTTCCCCGTCTGCCTGTTGTGCACTGTCCATCGTGTTTGCCTTTTGTTGTCTTCTCAGCAGATGCCCGGTTTCAAATCGTGATCGGTTGGTAATTGGGCGCTTTCGGCAATGTCGTTTTTTATTATTTGTTCTTATGTCCTTTTAGAGTGGAATATTTCGGCGCGAATTGAGCCTCGAACACGCGCTTTTCCATCCAAACCTTTCCGTTTTCCTTCCAGTTTCCTTCCAGAACATTCCAGTTTCCTTCCAATGGAAGAAACCGGAAGGAAATCACAAACCCATTTCGGCGCGCCAATCGATGCCCTCGCGAGCCAATGAGAAGGCCTCGAGCGCGACACGCACCAGCTGCGGGCGACGCTGCTTGCCGGGAAAATTATCGAGGATGAACTGGTCGAATTGCAGCACCGCCACGTCGTCTTCGGTCAGGCCCTTGGACGCGCCTGCCCGCAGCATCCTGCTCGGCAGGTCCTCAAGTCGCTTGCGCTCTCGATCGGCCTCGCGCTTGGCCAGCCGGTCATCGCGCATACCGAGGGCCTCTTGTGCGATCCGCATCACCACCGGGTGATAGAGCCGGACGTGGCCATTGTCGCAGTAGCATTGCTGCCAATTATACAGCGGGCCAATCGGGCGCTCGCAAAGGCGCCGCCATTCTTCCAGCGATTCACCCGCCAGTCGCGCCAGCAGACGTTCGTCGACCGGCAAGGTGCCGACCGGATCCTCTTTCTGCGCGATGTTGAACAGGTCGAACCCCACCGCACGGACCTCTTTGTCGGCCAGCAGGCGGAATTCCGAGTGCAGCCACCAGTCGAAGCGCCATGTCATGAAATAATGGCTGTCGAGCCGCTCACCCGACGGGATCGGATATTCGAACAGATCGTGGCCGTCGATCAGCCGGATGGGGCGGGCCGCGCTACTCATGGCGTTTGGATTCCAGCCAGTTCCCTGAACCGCGCCAGAAACATCGCCTTGGCGGCCCCCGGTGCCCAAAAGCGCAGAGTGATCGGGGCTGCATCCGTGTTCGAATAGGCGGGCCAATGATCATCATTGCGCATGGCCTGCGCCTGTTCGGCGCGCAGCATTTTCCTGTCAGCTTCCTTTACGGCGGGCGACAAAGGCGACGTCAAACCATAGCGTTGGAACACCGCCCTTTCGGCCAAATCCTCGATGCGCCTGTAACTTGGCAAAAGCATCTTCAATGGCTTTGCGATGTCGCCGATGAATGCCTCGGGGGCATCGTGCATCAACGCCTCAAAAGCAAGTTCCGGCGCAACGATGCGGCTGGCGTGAACCGAGTGTTCGGCGACCGAATAGAATTGGCGGCATTGCCCCGTGAAGCGGCAGATATGTGCCAAGCCATGGGCGATGTCGTCAATCGTGAAGTCAGAGCTGTGCGGATCTTCGAAATCGAAATAGGCACCACTTCTGAGAGCGATGGTCGGCCCGACGATATGCTTTACCTTGGCGTCCATTTACGTCTCCGTTTCAGCGGCCCGCGCCAGCCGGTCCAGATACCAGGCCGTCGTCAGGCGTGAGAAATAGTTGCGACCGGCGCGGGACAGCGCCCGCAGTCTTTCGTCGCGGCGTTCGTCCTTGCCCTTGCGCCATGCCAACAGTGCTGGCGCAACCTTCTGTCCGATGCGGCGCATCTCGGCTTCATCCGAACGGCGGCAGGACTCGCTGCAATAGCGTTGCCAACTCAGGCGCGGCGCGAAGGGCTGCGAACACAGTGGGTTCTGGCAGGTCCCCGGCGCAACCAAGGGGCACGCGGCCAGTTCGGCATGCGCAACATCCCGGAAAGGCTCAATTTCAAAATGCACCGCCTGTGCATTTGCAGGTCGCAAGGCGCATGGGGTCATGGTGCCAAAACCCCCAGATCGGCCTGTGTGGCGAAAATTTCGGCCAGTGTGAAATCCCAGCGGATCTGCATCATGTCGACCACGGGCAGGCCATACCGGTTGTCAAACCACGCCAGCAGGGCGTCATAGCTTGCAAACCCATCAACCCGCGCCAGGTCTTCGATCGACGGTCTGCGCAGCATGGTGGAACCGTCGACAAGAAGGCCCCAGTGGTGGATTTCCACCGGGCGCGCATAGAGGCACGGTGCGCGCAACAGCAAGTGGCAGGATTTGGTCCGCATGCCGGTGTAGATCTGCAATTGTTCGCGCGCCACGGCATGGCGGCGCTTGCCGAGCGGGCGGATGGTGGACCGCTTGCTGCCCGAGAGGATATCGGCGGCGAATTCGCGCTGAAAATTATAGGCGACCATCAGCCACCCTCCACTTTATTGATCACTACACCACCCGCCCGGTGAGGCACCGCAATAGTCTGTCGGTTTGAGCTTCGAGCGCCTTAATCCGGGCCTGCATCACGTCTGTGTCGCGCCGGACATCACCGCTATTGCGCATGATGCTGACAACCAATTCCCAGGATGGCGCATCCTTGTCGCGGCGGGGCGCTGATATCTGGCACTTCCATTTGTTACCATCCCACTCCCAGAGGCCCGCCCAGTCAGGAACTTCCTCTTTCGTGATCAGCCCCGGCGGGGTCACATAGTAAAACTCATCCGAGAAAAGCCGCGCCTCTCGCTGCTTGATCGCATTGTCTCGCCTGAAATCTGCCCGGCTGACTTTGATTTCGTAGGCGCGAGCAAGATAGCCTTTGCCGGCGTGAGGGTGCAGCGACCAGAAATCACAGCGGCGCGCCCCGCTGGACATGGCCAATTCTACAGCCCATATCTCACTACGGCACCGGTCCTTCAACGCGTTGAGAATGCCCTCAGCTTTTTCGGCGTCAGTCACCCTGCGATCCCTCCTTTTGTGCCGCTATCGGTTGATCGAAAATTTCATGGAATACCCCGCTAAAAGTCGCATCACGATGGACTGAAGCTTGCCGCGCAATCTCTTCATGGTAATCAACCAGAGAACGCAGCCGCTCGATTTCAGCCTGATCTGCGGCGTGCCGCTGGTCAAACTCTGTCAGCAGCTTTCGAACGCGCTCATTTTCAGGCCCAAGTTTTTCAAACTGTCGGGTCAAGCTCTCCACCTGCCTCTGCAAAACGCCCATGATCACATCACTCACTGGACGGCTCCATCTGGTGGCCCGCATCGCGCATCGCGGCGGCGAGAATGCCCTGCATTGCCACAGTCGATTGGCGCCTGAGGGCTTGCGATACATATCCAGCCGAGAACCCCAATGCGCGGCTGGCCGACGCCATCGACGGATAGGTTTGCACGCCGATGGTCACCGGTTTCGAGACCGCGCCATTGTAGCGCTGCGGCAAGCCAACCTGATCTTCACGCCCTTCGGACAGGGCTTTTTGAATGGCGTTGGGCGTGACACCCAAATGGGCAGCCGCCGCGTTGGTCGATGGGAATACGCGCCCCCGGATGCGAACCGGAAGCGGCTCGGCCCCGACGGCCCCGGTGCCGAGCCGGTGTGCTGTCCCTTTGCGCAGGGCGATCCGCACGGCTTCGGGCGTGACACCCAATGCCGCCGCCGCCACATTTGCGTCCGGGTAGACAACGCCCCGCACTTCGAAGTCGCGATAGATCCGCTTACCCATGTTTCGACGCCTCCATATAAGGAAGCCGCGTCAGGCCATAATCCTTGAGCAGGCTCAGGATACCGGGGATGACCCGCAGCCGATGAAAACGCTGTTCAACCGCGATCCGGGGACGGCCCAATTGCGCCGCGATGTCGGTGAAATTGCACCGCTGTTGGCGCGCCACCATGATCTGATGGTCCTCGCAGGGTGACCAATGTGGATGCGCGATGGCCGCGATACCGGCGGGGAAAACCGGGGCGTTCCGGTGTGCCGGTTTTGCGGGCCTTTGGGCTGGGGTTTGTGGCGTGGCCACCACAACCGGTGGCCGAAGGGCACAAATGCGCTTTTGGGCGCTTTTCGCCACCTTTCGTTCGCCGCCCTCACGCCTCATGCGCTGTGTAATTGCCGACCCTGACACCCCCAGTGCCCGCGCTGCCGCAGCCCGTGAGGCATAGTGCACGCCGTCGATCACCGTGGGCCTGAGCCTGAGATCGGTTGACACCGCAATATCCCCGGTTGCGCCCTGTATCGCTGCGCGCTTCTTGTGCCTGCTGAT